CTACCCCCTCCGAAAGGAGAATCAAAATGAACATACATGAACTGAAGACTTGGCCGGTCCCTTACTACGCCCTCTTGAAAGGTAAGAAAACTGTCGAAGTGCGGCGCAACGACCGCAACTTTCAAGTCGGCGACCTGTTACTTCTGCGCGAGTGGGACCCAGGCCCCGCAACGTACAGCGGATTAAGCCAACTCGCCCAAGTGACCTACATCGACACGGAACCCGGACTACGCAAGGACTTCGTTGCACTAAGCATCCGAGCAGTCAGACTGGAGCCACCATGCCAGACCAATCGCTAACCGACCGCCCATCCCACGACACACTCGCCCGCGGTTCTGTAGAAACCGTCAGCCTCAAGCACGACAAGGCCGGACCTTACCTGGACGTTCGCCTCCGTCTCACCTGGGTCGACGACTTCGCCACATTCGCCCGGCAAACCACCCGCACCGTCGCCGTCACCTTCACCACCCAGGAGGACCCCCAACAACTCCCCCTCTTTGAGGCCCCATGAACGACAAGCCCCCCTACGACGGCCACAACCGGCGGCCAGGCAAGACCAAGAAACGCGCCCGTCACCGCCGACTACGCCGCCTTGACCATTTCGGCCTCCGCTTCCTTCTCTACCTTCTCACGCGCCAGGAGATCGCCGCATGACCTGTCCCCGCTGCAGCGGCTTCGTCATGATCAACCAGGACCGGCACGGCGCCTATCGTGAGTGCGTCAACTGTGGCTGGACGGAACCGATCGACTCCTACGACCCCGAAGGCAAGCTCCAAGCAGCACCGCGGGGCAAGCGCCCCCGCTACGGACACCACCAGGCCCGGAGCCGCCGGTGATCACCCTCCGCCCCTACCAGGCCCAGGTCTATAAGGCCGCTCTCCACAGCGCCGTCTACGGCCTCGGCCACTCTATCGCCGTGATGATGGCCCGCCAGGCGGGGAAGAACGAAACCAGCGCCCAGATCGAGACCGCCCTACTCACCCTGAACTACGCCAGGGGCGGCACCGGCATCAAGGCTGCGCCCACGGCCGTACCCCAGGTGCAGATATCCCGCGACCGGCTCACCGCCACCCTGAACGACCAGGGCATGGGCGCCATCTGGCGGGCGCGGGATCCGTACATCTACCTTGGCCGCGCCCGCTGGGCCTTCCACAGCGCCGCCCCTGAATCCCACGTAGTCGGGGCCACCGCCGACATTCTCCTGGAGGCGGACGAGGCCCAGGATATCAACCCCGACAAGTGGAACAAGGACTTCCGCCCCATGGCCTCTACCACCAACGCCACCACCGTCTACTACGGCACCCCCTGGACGGACGACAGCCTACTCGCCCAAGCCATCGCCGCCGGGGAGGAGGCCCAGCGCAAGGACGGCCTACGCCGCGTGTTCCTTGTCCCCTGGACAGTCGCCGCCGAGCACAACCCCGCCTACGCCCGATACGTCCAGACCGAACGCGACCGGCTAGGGGCAAATCACCCCCTCTTTTTGACGCAGTACGAGCTCCAAACCCTACCGGGCACCGGACGCCTACTCTCCCCCGCCCAACTCGCCGCCCTCCAGGGCGACTACCCACGCCAGGACATGCCCCAGGCCGAACAGTCCTACGTCGCCGGAATCGACGTAGCCGGAGAGGACACCGCCGCCACAACACTGAAGGGCCGAGATTCCACCGTCCTGACCATCGCCCGCGTCATGTGGGAGAAGCCCCGCCAGCCGCCCACAGCGCACATCGTCCAGGCCTACGAATGGCAAGGCACCTCCCACGCCGACCTCTACCCCCTTATCGCCCAGCTCCTGCGCGAGACCTGGCACGTTCGCCGTGTGGCCGTAGACAGCACGACTCTAGGCGAGGCCCTGACCCTCTATCTAGAACAGGTCCTGCCCAGCGGCGCCCTTATCCCCGTCCGCTTCACCGAGTCCAGCAAGTCCCAGCTAGGCTACGACCTCCAGGCCGCCGCCACCACCGGCCGGCTGAAGATATGGGCCAACGACCAAACACTGGAATACCAGAAAGTGGTATTCCAGCTTCGCCAGTGCCGAGCGACCTACAAACCCAACCGCATGGTCGCCTGGGCCGTACCCGAGGCGGAGGGCCACGACGACTACGCCGTCAGCGTCGCCCTCTGCAACCGCGCCGCGCAGGAAGCGCCCGCCCCACGCCTTGCCCGTGCTAGAATCCAGACAAAGGAGTAAGCGCATGAACATGAACACCGACGACGAATCTATCCCCCTTCCCCAGCGCATCGCCAACCGAGACCGCCCGCGGCTCACCGCCTACAAGAGCAACCTGGACTTCTACGGAGGCCAACAGTGGGACCGGCCCCAGCGCCGCCGCCCACGCACCCTCCCTCAACTCACCTTCAACTACGCCGCCACCCTAATCAACAAGCTAAGCTCCTACGTCATGGCCGGCCTAACCATCGGCGTTGAACCCCTGAGCGAAAGCCCAGAGCACATCGAGGCCGCAGCCAAGGCCGAAGAGGTCCTGACCCAGATCAGCGACGAGAACAACCTCCCCCGCCTGGACTTCGACAACGAGATCGACACCGCCGTCTTGGGCGACGGCGCGTTCAAGGTCCTCTGGAATCCCAACGAAGAGCGCGTCACCATCACCGCCCCCGACATGCAGGGCCTCTACGTCTGGCCCCATCCCGCCCGCTTTGACCGCGCCCGCCAGATCGCCCACACCTACCAACTCAGCGCCGCCGACATCCGCGCCCTATGGAACTACCAGCCCCTGAGAGACCCCGCCCAGGTCATCGAGGATTGGACGGACACCACCCTGGACATCTGGGTCGACAAAGTACGAGTGGCCACCAGCGTCAACCCATACAACGCCATCCCCATCATCATCTACCCCAACCTGTCCGTCCCTAAACAGTGGCACGGAATCTCTGACCTTGAACAGGCCAAGGAGCCCGCTAAGCAGATCAACGCCCAGCTCTCCCGCATCTCCGCCATCCTGGAACTTTCCGGCTCCCCCATCACCGTACTGGAGAACGTAGAACAGGCCAGCGACATCCAGGCCGAGCCTGGGGCAGTATGGGATCTCCCGGAGAAAGCCAAGGCCTACCTGCTAGACCTACTCAGCGGAGGAGGTGTCCGCCTCCATATTGACTATCTCGAATCCCTCCTGGAAACCCTCTACGCCGTCACGGAGACACCCCGAACAGCTTTCGGGTCCACCGAACGCGACCTGTCGGGCATTGCCCTACAGGTGCAGCTTCAGCCGTTATTGCAAAAATGCGAGCGCAAGCGCCTCATCCGCACCGACGCCTACAAGCGCCGGGCACTGCTCGCCCTCCAGATATACGACCAGCACCACGACACCACCCACGCCACCACCGGACGCGTCACCATAGCCTGGGCCGCTCCCTCCATCTACGACCGCGCTGCCGAGATCAGAAACGAAAGCGCCCAGATCGCCGCCGGACTCAGCACCCGTAAGACATCCATGTCACGGCTAGGGGAGCACGACCCCGACGCCCGTTACCAGGAGGCCCTACAAGAAGCTAGGGACTGGGCCCAGGTTCCACCGGCACCCGATTTGACAAAGAACGTACCATCGGCATAAGCTCATGCGCAGAATCAGGAGGCGAGAATGTCCGACGAGAACGAGCAGACCGGCGGCCAAGACGACAACCCCGACCCTCTAACGGCCCTACAGGCCCAACTGGCCCAGGCCCTAGAGACCACCCGGACCGCTCTACGCGCCGCCAACCCTGACCTCCCCGACGCCGCCTTCACCGGCGCTGACCTGACCACCCTGGCCCAGAGCATCGACAGCGCCCGCGCCGTCGCCGACCACGTGCGCCAGCAGATCGAGACGGCCCAGGCAGCCGCCGCCGCCACCAACACAGGGGTTCGACTCCCCACCGGCGGAGGCATACAGCGAGCCACCATCCAGGTCCCCGACGGCGTTCGCGGCGTCAGCCGCATCGCCTTTGCCCTCAACCACCCAGGCCCAGGAATGACGGAGTAGAACCCCATGGCATTTGAAACCGTAGCCGAAGCCGACAAGTACAGCCGCACCCAACTCATCAAGGGCGTTGTGGAGGCCATCGTCGCCGAGTCCCCCGTCCTCAACCTCCTACCGTTCGCCGAAATCCTCGGCAACAGCCTCACCTACAACCGCGAGGCCACCCTCGGCGGCGCACAGTTCTACAACCCCGGCGACACCTGGGTCGAAGGAACACCTACCGTTACCGCCGTCACCGCCACCCTCAAGATTCTGGGCGGCGACGCCGACATCGACAACTTCCTCGCTCTCACCCGCTCCAACGAGCAAGACCTCGAAGCCGAAGTCCTGGCAATGAAGGCTAAGGCCGTCGCCCGGGAGTTCCAGGACGAGTTCGTCTACGGCGAGCTAGCCGTCGACCCCAAGGGCTTCAACGGCCTCCATGTCACCGCCGAAGCCCTAGCCGCCGCCCAGAACGTCCACCTGGGCAGCAGCACCACCCCCGCCGTCGGCACCTTCACCCAACTTGACCAGCTCTGCGACTGCATCGTCGGCGGTCCGTCCGCCCTCATGATGAGCCGCCGCACGCGCCGAGGCATCCAGAAGCTTGCCCGGTCGCAAGGCTGGGCACTCCAGTCCGCCCCAGTCGGCGCTCTAGGCTACCTTGCCCAACTCTGGTCCGGGATCCCCATCCTCATCAACGACTTCATGGTAGACACCGAACTCCTAGCCTCCAGCAAGTACTCCGCCAAGACCGGCGGCGCGTCCTCCAGCATCTTCGCGCTGAAGTTTGGTGGTGACGCCCTCTTTGGCTTGGAAGCAGGCGGCGGAATCCAAGTCGAACGCGTAGGCTCCCTGGAGACGAAGGACGCCAAACGAGATCGCGTGAAGTGGTACTGCGGCCTGGCCCTACTCAGCAGCGTCGCCATGGCCCGCATGGACGGCCTCAGCTCCGGAGACTGGACAAACTAATGGCCGGCGTCTACTGCCCCCGCTGTCAGAGCAAGTGCCTGCTAGAGCAGGACGGCATCTCCTGCTCCAACTGCGGGACCGCCCTCGTCCAACCCGTCGCACCAGCCCCCACGAAGCCGTCTAAGGAGAAGTAGCCATGGCGCTCACCGAAGCCAGCCCTCGCAACCGAACCGTCCGGGCCATCGGTCCTAAGTTCAAAGTCGCTCTCTCCGGCACCGTCATTGCGGGCGACCTAATCGGCTACGCCACCGGCTGGAAACGCGCCCTGGCCACCGTCGCCACCGCCATCCAGGGCAAGCTGATCGCCCTTCAGGGCGGCGTCAGCGGCGACGAGATCGAGGTCTGCCGCGAGGCCATCATCGGCGGCTTCACCGCCGGCACCGTCGGCGGCCTCGTCTACAACGAGGAAGGGGCAGGCGTCGGCGGCGGCTACACCGAGACCGCCCCCGCCACCACCGGCGACGTGAACACCATCCTTGGCTATATCCTCTCCGCCACCGAGATCTACGTCGCCCCCAGCGTGCGCGCCGGTTCCACCGCCGCCTAGCAGGGAGGCCCTATGGCCACCCCCCTAGCCGACGCTCTCGCCGACCTTCGCGTCGAGCTAAAGGACGCCGCCTCTGCCATCTGGTCCGACGCCGAGCTCACCCGCGCCATCGAGAAAGCCCTGGAAGAGTTCTCGAAAGCCATCCCCTACCAGAACAAGACCACCGTCGTGACCGTCGCGGGCAGCCGAGACATCAGTATCTCCGCCCTAACCGGCCGCATTAACGTCCGCGCCGTCGAGTGGCCCGTCGGCTCCTGGCCCCAGAACTTCGTCGGCTTCGCCATCTGGGGCAACACCTTGACCATGCTCACCGACGCTGCTCCTGCCGCCATCGAGAACACCTACGTCTACTGGGAAGGCCCCCACACCCTGGGCGCCAGCAGCACCACCCTGGACGTCGCCCAGATCGAGCTTGTGCTAATCGGCGCCGCTGGCTACGCCTGCCTCCAGGAGCAGGTCGACGCCACCGACTCCCTGAACACCGGCGGCCAACGCGCCGCCACCGACTGGGAGAAGCTCGCCGCCCACTACCTGGGACGCTTCCAGGCGCTACTCCGCAAGCGCCAGAAACTCCGCACCCGCCGCCTCTACGTCGAGACCGACCCCGTGCCCAGCCAGTCCAGCGACCCAGGCCCCTGACACGCTACCGTGTAGAATAGGGCCAGCATGCGAGCCCTACACGCCGACCTTACCGCCGCGCAGAAGGCGACCAACCGCCGCCCTTACCTGAAGGTCGTCGTCTCCGACCGCAACGCGGGCATCCGCCGCCTACGCCCCACCCTCTGGTACACCGGCGCTGAAGCCGCCGGGCCCCACGCCGTAGCCGTCCCCACCGACGGCTCGCTGAACCGGCTCCGCATCGAGGCCAACACCCTCTACCGCCAGCGCGTCGCCAGCCCCACCAGCGGCAGCACGTACAGCAGTTGGACGAGCTGGCGCACCACGACGAAGCTCTGCGCCATCGCCAAGTCGGGCGCCAACCTCTACGCCTACGCTGTGGACTCAGGTACCCCCACCCAGATATACGAGTCCACCAGCGCGGACAGCGGAGCCACCTGGTCCGCCTTCGCCCTGATCATCACCCACGCCGTGACCATCAACTACATAGCAGCCTCAGCCAAATCGAGCACCGTCCGCGCCCTGGTAGTGAACAACGGCAACAACCTCAGCGCCTACAAGTACTCGGCCAGCGCTTGGGCCGCTGCCGTCACCACCACCGACGGCGAAATAACCCCGACCGGCATCGCCCTCTTCTATCAAAGCGACTGGAACATCATCGTTACCGGCACCATCGTCACCGGCGGCGGCGCCCGGCTCGCCTCTCGCATATTCGGCGACGGCTTCTCTCAGGCCCCCAACACCTGGAGCCCCGCCTGGCCCATCAACGACACCGCCCCCGGCTCGAACGTCGCCTACAACAACCCCTTCCTCTTCCAGCCCGACGTTTACCGTTTCACCTGTCGCGAGTACTACACCGGGACCGGGGCCTACGACCGCATCGTCCACTCCTACAGCCCCCCCACGGCGGACTACGCAGACAACCTGTGGCACGAACCCGTCCCCTTCGACCTGGGCACGGACTACGGCCTAGCCATCGCCTTCACCGCCACAGCCGTCTACCTGACGACCCCCAACCGCGTCTACTACTGGGGCCTGACCCTGGCCACCCTGGACGTCACCGCGGACGTGATCGAGTGCTCCCTGAACGAAAGCACCGAGCCCGAGACGTCCACCATCCTCTTGGACAACCACGCGGGCACGTACAACGCGCACGCCACCATCACCAAGGGCGCAGAGGTGCGCATCAGCCCGGGCTACTACGACGCCAACAACGTCGCCCGCTACTCCGACGGCCCCACCGTCTGGATCGCCGCCCTAGAGCACACCTTCGACTCAAAGGGAAGCGCCACCCTAACTTTGCGCTGTGAAAACGCCTTCGCCCACCTATCCCGCTGGCGTGCGCCCCGCCTTATCCAGTTCGCCGCCGCTGCTAAGAACATCTTCGGCCTGTTCATGTGGCTCGCCGCCCGCGCAGGTTTTGAGTTCTCCGGCACGGGCTCAAGCGCAACGGCCAGCAACACCTACCCCGCCCTCTCCATCAACCCGGGAACCAGCGCCCTTGCCGTCGCTCACCGCCTTCTCGGGCGAATCCCCGACATCATCTACAACCGTGGCGAGTTCCTCTACCTGGAGGAACCTCTCGCTGCCGACTCTTCCGACCAGGCCTTCGCCTGGCAACCCACAACCCAGCACCCGATCTACACCGCGCGCTACGTCGACCGCCTGAAGGATCACAACCACTTCAAGGTCCTGGGCGGCGCTCTCGCCAACGTCGTTGGCGAGTCGATCGACTTTTCCGAGATCCCCCTTCACTACGCCAGCCCTGCCCTAATCGCAGACCGCGAGCTTACCACCGACACCACCACCCTCAACCGAGCGCTCGCCCTGGCCCGCAAGGAAGCGGGATCATTCGCCCGCGAAGAAGCGATCGAGCACTACGCCGACCAGATCACGGCCCCGGTCCACTGCGGCCTAGAGGTCAACGACGTAATAGACATCACCGACTCCCGCCGGGCGCTCTCCGCCTCCAAACGCCGCGTCCTCCGGGCCGTGCTACACTACAGCCGCGGTCGCAGTCGCGACCCCGACTACACCCACACCCTGACCCTGGGAGCGCCCTGATGCAGGTGCACCGCGCCATCATCAAGGCCTACGACGCCGTGACCCACAAGGCCGACGTGCAACTCGTAAGCTCGCTACCCACGCTCGTGCTCGCCGTGCCCGTGGCCACGGACATCCCCGCCGCCGACGTCGTAGCCGATCGTGAATGCGCCGTCCTCTTCTTCACCGACGACAACCCCGACGACGCCGTTATCATCACCGTACAGGGAGCCCTACCAGCCGCAGGTCTAGACGTCGAAGTGCTAGAGAGCGGCGTAAGCGTAGGAACCGTCGGCGCAACCCTAACCCTAATCGAAGTGTACGAAGGCGGCGTCCTAGTAGGAGGCACACCATGACCACATTCAAGATCGACTTCGGGGCCGGCTTCGACGTAGCCGAA